GAAAGTATATTATATACGCAAAAGTTTTTTTGAAAGTAGCAGTAAATTTGAGAATAGAGTAAATTCTATTCTCAAAGATATTGCTGATAACAATACCATAGATTCAGTAAGTTGGAATAACAAAGCTGTCATGGTATATTATGAGATAGAGAAAAAGAAGCCAGCAATAAAAGGCTTTAGTAAATAACCATTAAAATTATCAAGATTATGAAAAAGAATAAGAACTTTAAGATAAAGAGACAAACTTTAAGAAATCAGAAACGATCAGTTAAAGCTAAAAAGCGTAATTATCCCAGAATTGTAGTAGGCGGTAAGTTCGTCAAGAAACATTGTCCAGTAGAAACTACAAGGGATTTCGAGATCGGTCCGTCTTTAGTAACTGTAGTTAAAGATGGGAAAACAGTAGAATGGAACTCCTGGAGTTCTAAACAGAAACAACAGCCTACTGAAGTAGCTATTGAAGTTATGAAAGAGAATAAGGCTATAGTACAGTCTAAGAAAGAACGTATCAAACAAATTCTTATGAAAGCAGGCTATGATCCAACTGTGAACTATACTCGTAAAGAGAAAAAGAAATTTACTCGTATAGTTAAAGACAACTTGTTTGTCAAAGCTAAACCTACTGCACTTACTACAGAGCAGATAAAGGATAAATTGAAAGCTAATCGAGCAGTCAAAAAAGCTGAATTAGCAAGTAGAAAGGCTAAACTTGCAGAAATGCAGGCTAAATTTGAAGAAGAAGCCCGTAAGCCTTTACCCAATAAGGAAGGCAAACAAAAAGGCTTTACAGCAGCTGAATTAGCTGTCAAAGAGAAGCCTAACAAGCGTAAGTTCAAGTATACTGTACAGAGAAGACGTAGTGACGATGAAAAACGTGTCTATGACTTCAAGACAGACTACTTTGTTGCACTTACAAGAGATGATGCCAAAAAGAAAGCAGCAATAGAAGCAAAGAAGTTTAAGAAAGATACTTCATTTGCCGGTATTACTGTACAAGACATAGAGGGTGATAATAACATCATCTACTATGACGGTAAATCATTATTAGCAGCTTAATTATTAACTAAAAATTATCAAGATTATGGGAAAGCAGAATTATACAGAGTGGAAGTTAGCAGAAGCTAAAAGAATTAGACATAAAGCATGTAAAGATGAGCGTGATAAACGCTTAGCACAAAGTGTAGCTGATAAAGAAAAGAATAAGGACAAAAAGCCAGAAGACTGGTTAAGTCCAAGATTGAAAGAGCTTCGTGCAAAGAAAAAAGCACAGGCCAAAGAACAAAAAGCTAAACAATTAGCAAAACAAAAAGAAGCAAGGCTTCGTTTAGAGAAACCTAAATGTCCCTTGAAATTCTTATCATTCTATGAAGATAGAAATAAGAACAGAAAACAGCACGTTGGAGGCTGTAAAGGAAAAGATAAAAGAACAGCCGATATAGCATCTAGCCGTAGCTATTATCGTAAGGTAATTAAGCCTATGCTTAGAGCATCTTAATTCTTCGTTTTTTTTCATGAAGTTCTTGTACCAGAACTGAAATGGTACTGTTTTCCGTGTAGCTTAAGAAGAGGTTAGAGCCGCAGCAAAATGTAAGTCTGTGTGATTGTGTCAGTTCGAGTCTGACCACGGAATCTAACTAATATTTTTGATATGATTATACGCGACAAGAAGGTCTATGTATATGATATTGAAGTATTTCAAAATATCTTTCACTGTTCTGTTAAAAATACAGAAACAGGAGAAATATATAAATTTGAAATCTCTGAAAGAAGGAACCAGCTAAGAGAATTAGTAAAGTTCTTTAAACAAGTAGACTCTTACATAAAATGGGGTGATTTTTATACTACAGATTTAGAAATAAAATCTGAGGTTATCTTCTGTGGATACAATAATCTACATTATGATAACTCTATAGTAAATTATATTATAGAGTATGAAGATAAACTCATGAGTTATAATGTAGCTACAATATGTAATTCTATCTTTAACTTAAGCAGGACTATTACCACCTCTACAGAAGATAATATAGAAGCTTGGAAACATTGGAAGTATCAGATTTGGTTTGATACTTTTGATTTACTTACTATGCTTTACTCTAATAAACTTAGAGTAGGTTTGAAAGAAATTCAAGTAACTATGCAATATCCTAATGTACAAGAATTTGTATGTGATTGGAGTAAGCCTCTTCCATTAGAAGATTTTGACAATATGATTGATTATAATATCAATGATATAGAGTCAACTTCAGAGCTTTTAAATAGATGTAAGAAAGATATTGATTTACGTATAGCTATTGAAGATGAATATGGAGTACGAGTCCTTAGTAAAGATGGTGTGAATATTGGAATGAAGATTTTAACTCAAAAGTATCTTGAGAAAACAGGTTTAACCTGGTGGGATATTGAAGGATTAAGATCACCAATGGATTATATACCACTAAAGGATGTAATACTACCGTTCATTAAGTATGATAGTCCTATTCTACAAAGAGTATTAGATGATATGAAAAATCAGATAGTATCTCCTGGTAGGAAAGGTTATGAAAACAACTTCATATTTAATGGTTTGCGCTATACTGTGGGAGTAGGCGGGATTCATTCTAAAAATGATCCTGAAATCATTATTCCTAAAGAAGACGAAATGCTAATAGACATTGATGTTGCTTCACTATATCCGAGTATGCTAATAGAATATAAGTTCTATCCTAAGCATCTTGGTCCAGAATTCTTAGAAGTATATTCTCAAATTAAAGATGAAAGAATAGAAGCTAAGCATAATGGAGATAAAGTGAAAAATGAGACATTAAAGTTAGCGTTAAATGGTTTGTCAGGTAATCTACAAAATGAACATAATTTCTGTTATAGCCCAGAAGCTGTAATGAAAATTAGAATTAACGGTCAGCTGTTATTACTCATGTTAGCTGAAAAGTTAACACAAGTAGGATGTCGAATCGTCCAGGCAAATACTGATGGTTTATTTGTATTACTTAAGAAAAGTATATATGAACAGGCTAACAAGATTTGTCGAGAATGGGAACAACTTACAAGACTTACTCTTGAAGAAGAGCGTTTTGAAGCTATGTACCAATATGCAATTAATGACTACATTGCAGTTAAAGAAGGATATAAGGAAACTAAAAATCCTGATTTAATTAAAACAAAAGGTATGTTTATTACTAAAGTACTATTAGGTAAAGGATTATCTGCAAAGATAATACCTGAAGCTATTATAAAGTACTTTGTAGATGGTATACCAGTAGAGGATACAATAAAAGGATGTACGGATATACGTAAATTCTTAATGTCTGAGAAAACTGGTAAACAATGGCATGTTGAATACATGAACCAAGAACAACAGCGAACTAATCGTTTCTATGCATCTACTAATGGTGGATACTTATGGAAATGGAAATATTCAGATAACACTGATGCTAAATCATATCAGAATATGCTTACTGCATCTGGTGTTACTCTTTTGAATAAGTTCGATGACAAACCAATTGAAGAGAGAAAGATTAACTATAGGTATTATATTTATGAAGCCTATAAGATAATCCGAGACTTAAAACCGTTACAACTGAGCCTATGGGATTAACAAAGGCTTTACCAAAATATTTCAAAGAACTATAAGCTCATATTTAAATATGAGAATATGATTTTAGAAATAGATACTTCTATCTTAGATAGAATACCCAACCTAACTATTAATCAATTAGTATTCCTAACTATCGTATTGAGTGATATCAAAACAATCAATCAAGACATTCAGAGACTTCTCAGCCTAGTTAATGAAGAAGAAATACGAGAGTTAGAGCATTTAGGTTTAATCTCTATCCAGTATGATGGAGATACCAAAGTCATAAATAAAACAAGCAAATTAGTTGAACTTCTAAAAGAAGATAAGACTATGTTTGATGAATTTTATGACCAATTTCCAGTTTATGTTATGAGACCTGATGGAACTAAAGGTTTCCTCAGAGCAAATGTAAACAAATGTAGAAAAGAGTATAATCGCATAGTAGGTAAAAGTAAAGCTATGCATCAACATCTTATTAATTGTCTTAAATTTGAGATAGATAATAAGATGTTGACCGGTAAAATGGGTTATATGAAAACTATGTGGAAATGGCTTACTCAACACGAGTGGGAAACCTATGATGAACAAATGAAATTAGATAAACCTTCAACCATAGATAACTATAATTATGGAACAGAACTTATCTAAAACACTACCATTTCGTCATATATCTTCAGCTACAAATGAAGCAGTAGAATATATACGTAGAAGAAAAAATCATGAGATTATTTCACTACGTACAAGATGGAATAAGTTCAATAAATCCTGCATGGGCGGTATTGAACCTAATACGATATATACTATAGTAGGTATATCTGGTAGTGGTAATAGTGTATTTTAAACGATAAACGTAAATTTGACAGATACACAGAATATTGCCGTCTATATCAGGAATGATATATGATAATTATCGAGCAAATACGGGGAAGACTGAAATGTTAATCCCGTGGTAAATAAATAGATTACGAAAGGCTATTTATCACCGTACAGCGTAGGAATTGAATAAATATAATATTCCCAAGAGTGTTCGATATCCCAACTGAAATAAGTGGATAAAAAGGTACGCGGAGCTATGTTGAATAACAAAACATAGAAGTATAGATAAAAAACTATACGATAACAACACTGAAATCTTCA